ACAATCAAACGGGTATTGGCAGTCGGAAGAGTAATGAATCCAGATGTAGCATCTACAGAGCTGCTTGCATTGAATGCAATCTTGTTTAATTCTTGATAAACACGATCACCAACAGCAAACGAAGAACTTGATCCGACTGTTAGAGTAACACGATCGTAATCAATCGTTCCTACACCGTTAGCTGCAATCAAATCTGTACCGATAAAGATGTCTTCTGTATCGCCGAGAGTACCAACATTGAATTGTGCACCAGATCCAAAACTGGTTGAAATTGGAATACCACTGGTATTTGTTGTTTGTGTAAGAAGTCGTGAGTGGGACGATGCTATATAATCACCGCCTGCATTTGATGTGGTATATGTGACAACAGTGGCTCTGGATGTGTTGGCATCTGTATAGAACTGATCTGTTTCGGTAAAATATCCTTTTATTGGTATAAAAGTAACGTTACCCGTGCTAGTTCCAGAATCGTGGTCAACTGTCAGAAGAAGACCTTCCGCAATTTTTTTGCCTGTACTGTTGTATCGATATATTCTATTACTAAACCGTAATTCACTGTTATTTGCAGTAGAATACTTTAAAGTATTAATGTACTTTTTAATTTCGTAGATACCAACTGTAAGATCTACAGTTGATACGTTTGCAGAGATAGATGAATTGGTAGAAACTTCAAGTCTTTCGCCGACAGGAAATACACCATGCGCTGTTGTAAGTACAAGAGTATTACCAGTTGTAGCCGTTGTAATACTTTGAATTACACCATTACCAACAATAGCAGAAGTATTTTTATAAAGGACATCTTGTCCAACTGCAAGAGTACCTACTTGATCTTGTACTGTTACTGTATAGGACTCTGGTATGCCCATGACCTTGCCGCCAATTGTTCTATCTTCAATAGTATTAGCATAGAACGATACTGCATTGCCGGTTGTATAATATGTAGTAGTATTAGTAAATACACCATTTACATGTGAGATTGTAACGGCGCCGTTGGTGCCGGTTTGTTCCACATCAATAATCTTTCCGGCTCCGGCTAATTGACCATTAGCAGCGTAGCGAAATATCGTAGACCCGATAGATAAGTTTGCCGAGGCACTTGTAAATGCAGCATTAACCAATGGCTCTACTGCCTGTTCGAACAGTCGGAAGTATTGGCCGCTATTGGTATTAGCTATAACGTTATCAAGTGTTATAACTTTCTCAGAAATAATTGAACCAGCATCAAGCGTATAACCATAACCGCCATCAATAAAGATGAAGTCAACAATACCAGTTGCTTCACTGACAGACTCAACGCGAGCTAAACCGCCTTGACCATTTGTTGTGCCAGTAAATGTAACAAGATCACCAACACGGAAATCACGGCTTCGATCTTGAAGAATAACCCTATTGACAGATCCAACTAATTTTGCTCTTCTAGTTCTATCAAAAGCTGGAACATTATTAATATTAAGACCGATTAGTTCGCCATTGCGAAACAGTTGATTGCGGCCACTGATATAAAGAAGATCTACGTATCCGGCAGAAGTACGTCGACGAATAAACTTTTCTACGAAAGCAGTTGCACCAGAAATAGCACCAATAATCTGTTTGCCAACATAATCTATATTATAACGATTATGTGTTATCTCAAGATATTCTGGTCTTTCCCAGACACCATCGGACACACGAAGGATATTATCAGCTGGATAACGTACTTCGGCAGCTGTACCATATACCAGTTTAAAGAACAAGTCGATGGAACGTTCTGTGCCCTTGGAACGATATAGGTCCAAAGAGTTCTTTACAAGAAGTTCTTTGTTAGTAGCCGTATCGAACTGGATGTTCTTTAGATATTTTTCTTTGAACTGCAGAATGAACTCGTCGACAGTTGTATCGATATCTCTATAATCTGGAAGCTTACGTGCCTGATAGGTGACGTTGTTTGCAGTCTCCAACCATTCATAGTATGCTTTAACAAAAGTAATGAACTGTGGACCCTCTTCCTTATAGAAAGAAGGGAATTGGTTCTCTATGAAAGGAGAAATGATCGATTCTATTTTCTTCATTATTCTCTGATCTGTTCGATTGTGATGTTTACATCAGGTTCAATGATATTTAGTATCACGTTCTGGATCGCTGTAATATCACGCGATCTTGGTTCGGCGTATATCTTGAGTGATGTGCCTGAAAAGTTTTGAATATTGAAGTTGTTTAGTCTTACAATACCAGTATCATAATCGACTGTACCAATATCAACAATTTTCTTATGGTTGGCGCCAACCGGTGTTACAATACGAACAATACCATCACCGTTGTCTTCAAGGACACAGTTTTGAATTCCGGTATATGTAAATGGTGTTGATGTGATTCCGTGTACGTCGACAATAGGATGTTCATCACCAAGAAGAGGAATCTCTTGAGTCAGTGGATTTTTGAAGTCGACCGTCAGATTCAACGGAGTATTCAACGTCGGTGAAAGATATTTTACAAGTAAAATATCTGTTTCGTTACTAACAACACTAGCATCTGTTGCATCAACTGCTTGGACAAGCTTAGAGTATCTGAACGTCTTTGCAAAGCTATTTAGATTGGTCGATGCATAGTTCAGAATAGAGTCGATAACATATGTACGGATATCTTCAGGATTCAATCCTGTACGGTTGATGTTGTATCTTACTGTGCTGTCAACCTTAAGGTATGTGTAGTCAGGAGTAATAAACAACGGTTCCATTGCAACCGATGAACGTGAGCGAAGGAATCTTTTGTATTGGTCTTCTTTAATCTTTGGTAGACCATCAACATCTGTCAAATCAACAGATACGAAGATACGACCATACTGTGGAGGATTTGCATCCTCGCCGCCATATGCAGTAACAGCATTGATTTCAGGGAAGCTTGCTTTTAGCAGGTTTTCATAGTCTTCTGCTGTAACCGCACGTTCTTGTGTGGTAAAAGCACGGGGTGCATTGAACTTGATCGAGTTAAGATCCTCAGCAACAGCACCGTCGGCTGCAGCCTTTACTGTAGTGATTGCTACATTGGCCTCGTTATCAATTCGGCCGGCGTTAATGAATCTAAAAGCACCATTAGGAAGTTCACCGTTTGATGTACGATATTCTATGATGACGATTGCATTGTTTTTAGGTTTACGACCAACAACACCATCACCGAACACTACTTCGTATAAGTCACCGATCCCAGGTTGTAAGAAGAATACCGTAGAGTTTTCATCATAGCCAAACAGAGATGTAGCACGTGAATACTCAATATTGACTGAACCATTATCCTCAATGATTGTCACAGCAACACTCGAGATGTCTACATTCTTATTGTTGATCTTAAACACAAGCGGATTAGCATAGTTTACAGCGTACGTATCGCTTAGGTAATTGCCTTCGTATACTGTAATAGTATCGCTGACAAATGATCCATTAACTTTGTTTGTGATTACCAAGTTTTCTGTTGTAGTAAACGTAAACGAATAGTCATCTACTCTTGAAATAAACCCGGTGCCCTTAGGTACAACAATAGAGTTTTTATTAACATCTGTCGGAGTGATTGTTAAACGAAGATCTGCTTTAGAAGATGTAAATGATCTTGGAAGATAGTTCAATTCTTTGGCATGTGATATTACGCTATCACGGAGTTTGGCAGAGTCCAGAAACATTTCGTTCCCGATCATATTCAAGTAGAATGCATTCTGATATGTATTGTATGCAAGAATGTCCACTAGAACAGACAGGTTACTACCTTCAAAATCATAGTCTTGGAATTCATTCTGCTCAGACAGATACGTCTTCAGAGATGTTTTAATTGAATCGAAGTCCAATTGTGTTAAAGCTATACTTGAATTTGCAGCCATTATCGTACTCTGTATAGGGTTAAATTAAGTGTAATAGGATCAGCACTATTTATTACTTCAAAATAAATGTACACATCATACGAGTTTCTTGGTTCATTTGCTTGTACTATAATATCTAGTACTCGTGCACGTGGCTCATACGCCTGAATAGTTTCATCAATAGTCTTTTTGATCTCGTCTGTAGTAGTATTAGACATATTTTCAAATAGAAGACCACCTATTCTAGTACCGACTTCCGGCTGGAACAGCCTATCATATTTCTCAGTAAGAATCAGATTACGGATCGAGCGCTTTACAGATTCCTCATTGGTGTACTTAGCCAACCGCTTGTTCTGAGGATGCACGTTAAAGTTCGTGTAGAAGTCGCTATAGTACGGCTTCTTGTCTGCAGTAACACTGGTTTTAGTAATCTTGTTAATTCTAGTGATATCTACCATCTAAAACTCTTTTTCTTTTATTTATTCGACGTATACGACATCGACACAGTCTGGAAGTAAGTTCTCTATTAAAGATCCAAAACTAAAGATTGGTGGCAAGAGTAT